ATTTAAAGGAAAAAATGTTTTGGAATAAAGACACAGATATTGATATTGATCAATTGAGAGAACAACTAATTATAGATGAGGGACAAGTAAATGAAATTTATAATGATCACCTCGGTTATGCTACATTTGGAATTGGACACCTGGTACTCGAAGGAGACCCAGAATATGGGCTGGAGGTGGGTACTTCAGTGACAGAGGATAGAGTCGTTGAATGTTTTGCCAAGGATGTAGAAACAGTAGTCGAAGATTGTAAAAAATTACATGAAGGATGGGAAGATTATCCCCAAGAAGTAAAACAAGTCATTGCGAATATGATGTTCAACATGGGACTTACGCGCTTAAGTAAATTTAATAAACACAACGCAGCGCTGCAATGTGGTGATTGGCCGACAGCGGCTATTGAAGGGAGAGATTCAAGATGGTACGAGCAAGTAACCAACCGCGCAGAAAGACTAATGAAACGATTAGAAGCCCTTTAAGGGTAGAATCTATTATTCCACAGAATAAACAACAACAGAAAGGCTGGTACTGGTGTTACGAAAAGAAAGCACTTTTTAGATACTCGGACTGGCACAAATCATGGGATGAAATCACTTTGGTTAGTTCTTAACCAAGACTAAATCCCGACATTAGTATATAGCACAGAGGAACTTTAACCATTTATTCTCCTAAGTTATAACTTTATAACAAAATATTCTTAAAAAAGTGTTGACAAAACGTATATATTGTAGTATAATATATACATATTAACCGATCAGAGAAAAGAACTATGCAGTCAGTAAGTGCTCAAATATCCAACCTTTGGAACGACCTAGCTATACTCATAGAGGCCGAAGAGGCCTACAACGAAACGTATTACAACAGCGAGTACGCTCGTCTGTGTAGGGAGATAAAGGATCTCCTAGAGCAAAACTATGGTTATAACAAAGAGTTATATGCATAGTTCAAAATGTTCTAAAAAAAGTGTTGACAAATCGTGCAATTGTGTAGTATAATATACACATATTCAAAGATATATAGAGAGAGAAGATTGTGCCGATATTTATTTTAAATGGCCAAGTAAAAGGTAAGAATACTGGTCTTATAGACACCTATTTGGCCAATATATCTAAGTCTCTTGGTATAAATAGAATGTCTTCCAAATTCATTGAGATCAACTTTGTAACAGATCAAAAAGGCCAATTAGGTAATGCATGGGGTTGTAACAAAGAAGGTTACGCAGAGATTAACATCGCTCGAAAGTGTGAAGGTACTAAAGTAAAGTTTACAGAAATGATGCAGACACTTGCTCATGAAATGGTTCATGTGAAACAATACTTCCGAAAAGAACTTGAAGATACTGGTTGTAAATTTAAGTGGAAAGGTCGTAACGCAGACGGATACCAATATGAGAACCAACCCTGGGAACTTGAAGCATTTAAAAGAGAAGAACAACTGTATAATGACTGTTGGCCCTATGAATTGGATTATTAAAAATAATTGCAAAAAGTGTTGACAAAGGTGTTCAGCCGTAGTATAATATACCTATATTAAATGATAAGGAATTGATATGAAATTAGTTATTCAAACACAGCACAAAGAGAACTACGCTGCTCACAACGAGGACTATGTTCACGGTGTTTCAGAGCCATACTGGAAGTTTAAAGGTGGTTCCACTTACATAGTTCCTTCTTATAAGTTTAGCTCAGCTGAGGCTACTCAGAACACTGTTGATAATCTAGAAGCAATGTTATGTTTCTCCAACGAATGTGCCGAAGAGTCTGTTTCAGCTTGGTTTATCAAAGAAGATAGTTCAAGGGTTTGCGAAGATTGGGAAACCCCAACTATAGTAATGCCATGTCTTCACGGATGGCGTGCTATGAGAACCACGGATAACCGTGAACGCGGATCCTCAATATTGACACTGGCAATATATATGAAGAGAGAAATCCTAGAGAGGGTAGAAACTTGGGACTTAACCGAGAATGGCGATATCTATAATTATAAGGTTGAATTCCTTATGGAAGATGGTGACTTCTGTATCGGCCAAGAAGAACTAACTTCTTGGTTTGAAAGCAAGAGCGCAGCTGCGTGATGAATACTAAACAGAGTCACTTTAGTGTTTGGGTTGACAGCGGTAATATCACCAGTGTCAGTTTAGATGTTATAGAAAAACTGGTAAAAGATTACCCCAACAATATGGAATTGGGTGAAGAAGTCAGAAAGATGTACCATAAAATCATGGACATGCCTATAGTTGATGATGCTGGATGTGATGTCGAAACAGGGAAATTTTTAGGATGATGTCGTTAACCCTTGCAGTAAAACGACTCGATGCTCTTAAACGAGCCGAAATGTTGGCTAAAAATCCAGATTTTAAAAAACTTTGGCGGCAAAAACAAAAGGAGTTAATAGAATTATTACAAGCAGGTAACTCCTATGATGAATTAACAGGAGAATTACTATGATAATACTAGAAACAATTTTTAGTTATGCATTAGTTATTGCTTTTCCAGCGGCTTTTTTCATACTATCATATGTGGGTTTGCATATGGTATTTGAAAAAGATGCAAAAAAGACCATACCTTTGCTATGGGAACCAGGTGGTTTGCTGTTTAAACTATATAAAAAATTAAAAAAAGAAAATAACTCCGATATTTAATGTCAAGAAGAGGTAACACATGTCATACATGGAAATTTCAACTTTTATGCAAGATGATCTACGTGCTGATGTACTCCGAACTTGCGAAGAAACTCCGAACTACTTTGGTTGTCGATTTTGGACAGCAGAAGTCAATATGGGCATCGAATGGTATAAGGATTATTCCGAATCGTATGTTGAAGATATTGCTGAAAATTATGTCATGGGCATCAAAAAGTATCCGGAGTAAGTTTATGTTGACCCCCCATGGCGACCGTTTCCACTTTCCTGGAATATATTATTTAGTGGAATGGCGCTGGGGGGTTGACACCTTTCATAAAGCGTGGTATAATATACATTATCACATGAGGAGAATATAATGGTTAGTAAACAATTAGAAAAGGCGAGGAAAAAAGGGCGCCGAAATCGTGTCACAATTAACGACAAGTATGCAGGGCCTGAACCGTATTGGGATGAAACTAACCCAACGCCAACCGAAGAACGTGCTCGACAAAGAGCATGGTCTGAAGGTGCCCATTGGTACAACTACTTTTATAAAAATAAAGACTATGTACCTTACATTATTCGATATGCCAAAGAAATACACAATTTTGATCAGAAACAAATTGATGCGCTGAAAGAATTACCAGATTGGCAATTATGTGAGGGTACTAGGGGTATTGCACGGTTACATTTTCGGGGATGGGACCATGAGGAAGAATTACACCAACGAGCACTTAATTCCTTAAACGATCACGTAATTACTGGTACGGAGATATTAAAGAATAAAAAGGAAATTAAAAAAATAACACCCCCACCACCAACTCCAGCACAACGCGCCTATAACAACATGATAGAAACCGTCTATACTGATTGGGCTGAAATGGTTGTTGATAATTGGTTAGAGGGTAAGTATAACTTAGAATTTAATGTATACGAACTCTGGAAAAAACATGGTCTGAAAGGTAATATTATTAACGCATTCAGGGAAAAGATTCAATTTGAATATGATTGTATATCAGATGCTTATAATAATAAGTGTGATCAAGCAGTCGAGGCCTATTCACATATTACCAGACGTAGACAGAAGAAAATGTTAAATCTTATGGATACAGTTTTCTCTGATCTAGCTAAATTAAAAGATAGTTTTAAGGCAGTTAGAATGCCTAGAGCTAAAAAACCAAAATCAACAGATGCTCAAGTTGCGAATTTACAATATTTGCAAGAGGACATTGATTCTAAGGTGACTTCTATCAACCCGATACTTATTCCTACCAAAGAACTGTTATGGGTATATAACATTAAACAAAGGGTGTTGACACAGTATACAAGTACCGCTACGAAAGGCTTTGAAGTCGGCGGTACTACTATTAAGAATTTCGATCCCACTCTGTCTAAAACATCTAGGTTACGAAAACCGCAAGATATTTTACCTGACGTGTTGAAATTAACTCCCAAACAAATTGAAAAACGAATTTGGGGTAAATTAACCACTAAAATAAATAGCCCAACCGGCCGTATTAATAAGGATTGTATTCTACTTAGGGCACTATAAGGGAATGATAGAACAAAAAATAATGACAAGAAAAAGGTTTTCTGCAGCGGTAGAGACTCTTGTAAGGGAAAGTAGGGGGTTGACTTATATAGAGGCAGCTGCTTACCTCATACAAGAACGAGGGATGGATTTTAAGAGTTTAAACAGACTTTTATCTGATTCCCTTAAACAGAAAATTGAGGCTGAGGCCGTAGATTTAAATTTATTACGAACTAAACAAACCAACAAATTACCAGTATAGGAGAATATGTTATAATGATCGATCCATTTGAATCATATAAACTATATAATGCATTAAAGTTGCACTTTGAGACCAACTATGATGCCGTAAAATATAATTTTAAATCAAATGTTACACCGCAATCTTTCTTTAAGAGAAAGGATAAGTACTTCTTTGCTAAACTTGCTATGAAGTACAACGGTCAATTAAAAGATTTTTATATCTCGCAATTTATCAATACTGAAAAGTACATCGGCGATATGATGGATAAACCTGCAGAAGAGAACTACGCAAGATACAAAAGAATTAAAGAAAGTATCCATAGAGTATTCTCAGTTGATATAAATATATTAAACGAACAAGAAAAACAGTTCGATTCGTTATTTAAAAGTGAAAATGGACAAGTTCCCCTGGTCGTTAAATTATGGATGCAAGAAGAAATTAGTTTAGAGACTATTGTGATTCTTAATTCCATATTTGGGTTTATTGATCGAGAATCCCAGAATATATCAGATACTATTATGTGGCCTGATATGAAAAGGATAATTGAGAAGTATACACCATTCGTATATTATAATAGAAATAAATGCATGAAGTTGTTGACAAATGTGTTTATTTGATGTATAATATACATATAATGATGAATAAAGTGAAATACAACAGAAACGACTACACTAGAGTCGTAATACACTGCAATACGGAGAATATAAAATGTCATTTGCAAACTTAAAGAGCTCACGAGGCTCATCTTTTGATAAACTCGTAAAGGCTGCGGAAGCAGTATCCACTAAAACAGAATCAAGTTCCTATGGGGATGATCGGTTCTGGAAACCTACCCGAGATAAAGCAGGAAACGGTTATGCTGTAATTCGATTCCTACCCGCACAAGAAGGTGAAGACCTTCCGTGGGTACGATATTGGGATCATGGCTTTAAAGGCCCTACTGGTCTATGGTATATCGAAAACTCTTTAACTTCTATTGGACAAGAGGATCCAGTTAGCGAGATGAACTCTGTTCTTTGGAACTCAGGTCGGGATGAGGATAAAACTATTGCTCGAGAGCGAAAGCGCCGATTGCATTATGTAAGTAATGTACTTGTTATTTCTGATCCCTCTAACCCAGAGAACGAAGGAAAGGTTTTCCTTTATAAGTTTGGTAAGAAAATCTTTGATAAGATTATGGAATCAATGCAACCTGCATTCGAAGATGAAGAACCAATTAACCCTTATGACTTCTGGGAAGGTGCCGACTTCAAAATCAAAATTAGAAAAGTAGAAGGTTGGGTAAACTATGATAAGTCAGAGTTTGCAACACAATCTGCTCTCTATTCTGGTGATGAATCAAGACTTGAAGAGGTCTATAATAAACTGTATTCACTACAGGACTTCCTCGATCCTAAAAACTACAAATCATATAATGATTTAAAATCCAAAATGAATAAGGTTTTAGGTATTGATGCTGGGGCACTGGCTCCCGAACCATCTGTTTCAGATGTGATGGAGGCTCCAGAAATCAAGCAAGTTGTATCTCCTGTGGATGAAACACTAACAGTAGATACCATCTACACTGATAACTCAGCAGTTGATGAGGATGAAACCTTATCATACTTTGCTAAACTTGCAAAAGAGAGTTAAAAAAACCTACGTAATAACTAATAATATGGTTTTTTAAGGGACGGCTGAGGTCGTCCCTTTTTTTGTATAAATAATAATACGTTCGGGACGGAAGTAAGTATTGGACTGAAGGAACGCATCTTTTTATCTGCTACTCACTCCCATAGCTGTTCTATCTGGAGTGGCAGGTTTCAGATAAACACTCGTATTTGAGTTCTTTCTGTTATCTGGACTTGAAATAATATTTGATGCAGCTGCCTGTACTGGTGTTTGATTTGTTCTTAAATCTACGTTCTCTGCAGATATAGACATCAGACCTGCACCTGTTGTATTTTGATTTGTGTCTATAGAAGTACCATCGGGGGTATTCATATTTAATATACCCTGAATTCTGTTAAAAATAGCAACTGCCTCATCTACATCATCCATCTCAATAGAAATTTTACCCATAGCACTCATTCTTTCAAACACATCAGCAAAGTTGCTGAATGCATCTGCACCAGCTTGAATAGTATCTGCTTTTTCACCAACCTCAATGGCTTGTTCAATAGGACTTTTACTACCAGTGAAGAAACTTACAATAGAAGCGCCGAGGTCAGCTAGACCAACAACACCTTTACCAGCTGCAAATGCAGTTAGACCGACACCTAAAGAGACAAGAGCGCCGGTAGCAGCAAGTGTTCGTTCTTTATCTGCAGTCTCACCTATGGCTAATAGTTTATTTACTTCTGATACTATTGAATCTGCAGAACTGGCAGCGTCACCTACTCCAGCAAAGAATGTACCCACACCGAATGCGGCCAGGCCGGCACCTAATGATCCAAGTGCTCCAGTTGTTTCTAAAACATCACCGAATGATAAGTCTGCAATACCAAGTAATGTGGTTATATTACTTACTACGTTTTCAGCCCAATTACCCTTACCTGAGAATTTGTCAATAGCTGCGTCTGCACCATCTACTGCTACTGCAGTGGCAGAACCTGCACTAAATGCGATAAGACCAAAAGCTAAGGCACCCATAGTTGCTGCTAAACCCACCGACTTGAAGAAACCACCACCACTTGTGTCTATAGAAAGAAGTGTTTCTACGTTATCTTTAATAGACTTGGCAAAACCGGCATTACCCGAAA